GTTTCCCAGTCACGATCACATGCAGCTAGATTATAAACAATCTGTAGAGATAGCTGAAGAAGAGGTTATAAATCAAGTGTTAGACTATAATAAATGGGACTTAACAAGACGTAGAATAAATTATGATTTAGTTACGTGTGGTATTGGAGCTGTAAAAACAAACTTTAACACTGCTAATGGAATAACTGTAGATTATGTTGATCCTGCTTATTTAATATATTCTTATACAGAAGATCCAAATTTTGAAGATATATATTATGTTGGCGAAGTAAAAGCTGTTACTTTACCTGAAATAGCAAAGCAATTTCCAGCTTTACCAGATGATGAATTAGAAAAAATACAAGAGCAACAAGGTAATAGATCTTACATGTATGGATATGGTAATGGGCCTTGGGAACAAAACACTATTCCATTGTTGTATTTTGAATACAAAACTTATAGTGATCAAGTTTTTAAAATAAAAGAAACTGAGTGGGGTTTACAAAAAGCTATTTCTAAAGAAAGCGGATTTAATCCTCCACCAAGTGAAAACTTTGAAGCGGTAGGTAGAACTATAGAAACTTTATATAGAGGAGTAAAAGTTTTAGGTACTGATATATTATTAAGCTGGGAAATGTGTCCTAATATGACAAGACCTATGGCGGATACTACAAAGGTAGAAATGAATTACGCGATATGTGCACCTCGTATGTATAAAGGTCGTATTGATTCTACAGTTAGTAGAATAACTGGTTTTGCTGATATGATCCAAATAACTCATTTAAAACTACAACAAGTTATAGCTAGAATGGTACCAGATGGTGTATTTTTAGATATGGATGGTTTAGCAGAGGTTGATTTAGGTAATGGAACTAATTATAATCCAGCAGAAGCTTTAAACATGTATTTTCAAACTGGTTCTGTAGTAGGTAGATCACTTACTCAAGATGGTGAATTAAATAGAGGTAAAATACCCGTGCAAGAATTAGCTACTGGTTCTGGTCAAGCAAAAATTCAAAGTTTAATATCTACATATAATTATTATTTACAAATGATAAGAGATGTGACAGGATTAAATGAAGCGCGAGATGGTAGCACTCCAGATAGAGATACTCTAGTAGGTTTACAAAAAATGGCTGCACAAGCTTCTAATATAGCTACTAAGCATATTAATAACGCTAGTTTGTTTTTAACACTAAGAATATGTGAAAATATTTCTAAAAAAGTAGGGGATATGTTAGCATTTCCTTTAACTAGAAACTCTTTAAAACAAAGCATTACTTCTTTTAACTCAATGACACTAGAAGAAGTAGACAAATTAAATCTGCATGATTTTGGAATATTTTTAGATTTAGAACCAGATGAAGAGCAAAAAGCTCAACTAGAACAAAATATTCAAATAGCTTTATCAAGTGGAGGAATTGATTTAGAAGATGCAATTGATATACGACAAATACGTAATTTAAAGTTAGCTAATCAAATGCTAAAACAAAAACGTAAACGTAAATTACAAAGAGAACAAACTATACAAGCACAACAAGCCCAACAACAATCTCAATTAAACACACAAGCTCAACAAGCTGCCGCTGAAGCGGAGGTTCAAAAACAACAAGCTTTAACATCTGAGCAGGTTAATCTTGAAGAAGCTAAGTCACAGTTTGAAATACAGAGAATGCAAACTGAAGCTGAAATTAAACGTCAACTTATGGCTGAAGAATTTAATTATCAGTTACAGTTAGAGCAAATGAAAATGCAAAGAGAGACAACAAAAGAAGCTGAAATAGAAAATCGTAAAGATAAACGAACAAGAATAGCTGGATCGCAACAAAGTGAAATGATAAGTCAAAGAAAAAATAATTCTTTACCAATAGACTTTGAAGTTCAAGGAGTAGCTAGAGAAATAAATGAGTCTCAAATCCAGTAGTATTAATTATTTAATTATATTTTATTATGTCACAAACAAAAGCGGCCGTACAGGTCAAACAAGAAGGTGAATTTACTTTAAAAGGTAAAACAAAACCTAGAAGAAAGGCAAAAGATTTAGGTAAAACTGATAATACGCCTGTAAAAATGGAGATAAAAAAACCTATAGAAGAAAAGGTAGAAACTCCAAAAATTGATTTAACTAAAAAACCCGAAGAAAATGCCATTCAAGAGCGAAAAACAGAGGAAATATCTATGGGCGACAAACCCGAAGCTAGCAGAGAAATGGACAAAGAAGTACGGGTCAGCGATACAAATGATAAAGAAGATTCTCCAATCCAAGTGATTGAAGAAATTACAGAAGAAGTTAAACAACAAAAAGAAAAACCTCAATTAATTAAAACACCTGAGCTTCCAGAAAATGTAGAAAAATTAGTTACATTTATGAAAGAAACTGGTGGAACTGTTGAGGATTATGTAGAGTTAAATAGAGATTATTCAAAACTTAACAATGATCAAATACTACATGAATATTTAAGAAAAAATAAACCTCATTTAGATTCAGAAGATATTAGTCTTATTATGGAAGACTATCAATTTGACGAAGAATTAGATGAGCAAAAAGAAATACGTAGAAAAAAACTAGCTTATAAAGAAGCTGTTGCTAATGCTAAAAAGGATTTAGAAAATCAAAAAACTAAATACTATGCTGAAATTAAAAACAGACCAGGAGCAACACAAGATCAACAAAAAGCTACGGATTTTTTCAATCGTTATAATAAACAGCAAGAAAAAATAAAGCTGTCACAGGAAGATTTTAAAAATCGTACTAAACAAATATTAAACAATGATTTCGAAGGTTTCGAATATAACGTTGGCGATAAAAGATTTAGATACAAAGTAAAAGATCCTGTAACAATAGCCGAAAACCAGTCTGATATTAACAACTTTGTAAGTAGATTTTTAGACAAAGAAGGTAAAATAACAGATACTGCCGGTTATCATAAAGCTTTATATGCTGCGATGAATACTGATAAACTTGCCTCTCATTTTTATGAGCAAGGTAAAGCGGATGGTGTTAAAGACATTGTTCAACAATCTAAAAATCCAAGTACTGATGCGCCGAGGCAAGTTGCCAGTGGGGACGTCTTTGTAGGAGGGTTTAAAGTAAAAGCTATTAGTGGAGCAGATTCTTCAAAACTAAAAATCAAAAAACGAACATTTAACAATTAAAATTTAAAATTATGGCTTTAAATCCCCAGTTTGGCTCGATAATACCTAGTCAAACTCAAGAAGTCCTACAAACTAACTATTTACAGTGGACAGATCCTGCTGCTGCTGATTTCCAATCTTTTGCGAATCAGTATTTACCGGAGATCTATGAAGCTGAAGTTGAAAGATATGGTAATAGAACCTTATCTGGATTCTTAAGAATGGTTGGAGCAGAACTTCCAATGACAAGTGACCAAGTAATCTGGTCCGAACAAAATAGATTACATATCGCGTATGATGGTTGTACATTTGTAAGTGCTACAGGTATCATTACACTTAACCCAGGTGCGGTTGCAGGAGTAAATAATGTTATTTCTGTAAACTCTACTGTAGTAATAATGGACGACTTCGGTAACGAAGTAAAAGCTCTTGTTACTGCTTCTATTCCTGGTGCTGGTGCTGGTGCGACTATTACTGTAGCTCCTTATACATCTGCAACTTTAGCTGCAGCTGGATTAGTTGGTGTTGTAAAAGTATTCGTATATGGTTCTGAGTACAGAAAAGGATCTGTTACTCCTAACTACGATGCTGCTACTGCTCCTGACGGATACATTAGTGTTGACCCAGCGTTTACTCAATTTTCTAACTTACCTGTAATTATCAGAAACAAATACGTAGTAAATGGTTCTGACACAGCGCAGATTGGTTGGGTTGAGGTTTCAACTGAAGATGGAACTGGAGGATACTTATGGTATCTGAAAGCTGAATCTGAAACTAGATTAAGATTTGAAGATTATTTAGAAATGATGTGTGTAGAAGGTGAATTAGTAGATGCAGCTGTATCTCCTATCGCTGGTTTAAAAGGAACTCAAGGTTTATTTGCTGCTATTGAAGATAGAGGTAATGTACAAGTTGGGTTTGCTGCAGCTACAGGTATTCAAGATTTCGATGATATTCTTAGAAACTTAGATACTCAGGGTGCAATTGAAGAAAACATGTTATTTTTAGACAGACGAACTGCTCTTGATTTTGATGATATGCTTGCTGCAATTTCATCAGGAGCTCAAGGTGGTACTGCTTTTGGTTTATTTGAAAACTCAGAAGAAATGGCTTTAAACTTAGGTTTTAGCGGTTTCAGAAGAGGTTCATATGACTTCTATAAAACAGATTGGAAATACTTAAACGATGCTTCTACAAGAGGTGCGCAAGTTGGACCAAACTCAATTGAAGGAGTTTTAATACCAGCTGGTACTACAACTGTTTATGATCAAATTTTAGGAACTAACATCAGAAGACCTTTCTTACACGTAAGATATAGAGCTTCACAAACTGATGATAGACGAATGAAATCTTGGTTAACAGGTTCTGTTGGTGGTGCGTTTACTAGTGATCTTGATGCTATGGAAGTTAACTTCCTATCAGAAAGATGTTTAGTAACTCAAGCTGCTAACAACTTTGTATT